TAGTTACTACCATACCAAGCAAAACAAATTTTACAAATACGTACAACAAAGTAAAAGATACGGGTTGTTATGAAGTCCGTCTCTCTTTCAAAGACTTAAAAAACCCATATATTACAAATGGTTTTTTTGATTAACTCAAAGCCCTTCGGGGCTTTTTTTAGTCTTATGATTGTTGTAAGAAGGGCGCGGCGGCATCGACTGTAATTTCTAGCGTGTGCGGTGCATCGACTTTGACCAACTTTTTAATATGCGCCGCCCCGTCGTCGCAAATTGTCGTCTCAAAGTCCATTTGCCAAACTTGCACGCGGTCGTGGTCGACGTCTTGGGCTTCATTTACGCGCTTTAAAGCACCGAAAGCCCCTTCGGTATGCTCTTGCCCTTGAAGAGCCAAGAAGACGCCCTCAAGCGTATCAAGTACGTCGAGGTCGTTGTCTTCGAGAGACTCAAAACCAATATGTAAACGTAAGATCGAGCCTTCGGCAATTTGTACGCCGTCCGTACGGGTAATATACGGCACGCTCGCAAACTCAAGAAACGCCGACGGGTACAAGAAGGTTTTTTCGGTCGGCTCGTTGTTGTATTGGTTATTAAATAGCTTGAAAGTCTTAACGACTCCCGACTCTTTTAACAGCGTATTAAACGCGTCGTAAATTTTTCTCTTTGCACTCATTTTAAAACGGCTTTAATTTCGGCGCGTATTTTCGCCCTTATTTTTTTATTCATTACGACCGACCGACCGACAAATCGTCGAAGCGGTTGAGGTTTTAACCCTCGATTGTGATACTTGGCGTATGATATACCTGTACTACCTACTTCGATACGATTAAACGTTGCTTTAACGATCGATATTGAGCGTCTAAGCGCGCCCGAGTCGACAAGTATTGCTCGACGCTTTGTTGTACGTCGATCGCTCTTATTTTTCGTCTTACGAGACGCCCAGGGGTCGAGCTTGGTATCGGTAAAACCTTGATCTTTAAAAGACTTTTGAAAATGGCTTTTTGCAATAGCGGCAACCTTGAGCGGCAAATTTGATTTTTTGCGCTCGATCTCTCGTATCTTTCGGTCAAAGTTAAAAGCCATTTTAATCGCTTAATTTTTCAATTTTATACTTGTCGGCAACCTTAAAATACGGGTGCGCTTTTTCGTCAAATATCGTCATTGTCTTCGCGGGGTTGTTAGCGAAGAGCTTGTCGGGTTTGTCGAACGTTTTGCCGCTTATATCGGTTATATCGCCCTCGTCGAGCTGTTCAACAATGCATCGGCAATTCCAATCGTTTGGCGGGTAATAAGTCGACCAAAAGGCGTCGTTTACGGGTCTTATTATGCCGTCAAGCTCGATATGATGCTCGCGTACGCGTTCGTCGCCGACCGTTGAGTATTTGAGCAACGGCAACGCTTCGGCTTGCTCTTCGATTTGCGCCCATTGAGCCGCCGATTGAGACTTGGCAAAAGCTGTATTGTACTCGGTTTTGAGCCAATTGTCGTTATAAGTGTCGAAAATTTGGTCGGCGGCTTCTTTGAACTCATTAAAAGCGCGTTTATTACCGTCGGCGTCAATTAAAAAATTGCTCATATCGTTTACTTGTTGGTACGTCTTTGCAGCACTAAAAACGGCAAGATTTGTACGAAAACCGACGGCGACTTCGCTTTCAATAAAGGCGCTACCCATACCCTCAACAATCGCGCCTTCAAGCCGCGAAACGATCGCCAAGTAGAGGTCTTTTGGCAAGTTTTTACGTGTTACCTTGCCGTCGTAAACCCTATTTACAAGGTCTTCAATTTGTTTATTTGACCAACCGAGGTAATTACTCATTGTCTTCGATTTTGGTTACGATTACGCCTTCGTAAAGCTTTTGCATTGCCTTCATTATAGAAGACGCGCTCGCCTTTGCGTCAAGCAACGGGTTGTCGTCTTCGTCGGGGTTGTCTTCGGGTTTTGGCGTCGGCTTCTTTGGGTCTGTTGGGTCGCTGTTTTTAGGGTCGAGGGCTTCGGGTACTTCTTTGTCTTCGACGGGTATGTCAAAAGTCTCGTTAATCCATTCGGCGGGTATATTGTAGTTTTTTAATAGCTCGGTAATTATCTTGAGCATTTCTTGAGGTGGTAACTTTTGCTCGTTGTTAGCTTTCAGATAACAGCCCATTTTTACAAGACCGTGTCGCTCGCAAATCGGCAATACGATCTCGTTTGCAACGTCTTCGACCCTCAAGATATAAGACTCGATTACATCTTGTAAAATATTTTGATGCACTTGAGCCGAGCCGACGAAAGCTTTTTCGTCGGTCGTTCCCGTTTGCAGTAATACGAGTTTTGAAAGCTCGCTATTCATACGATCGATAAAAGAGTCGTAAAGATTTGAAAAATCGGTCTTGCTCGTTTGTATTAACTCGATTACGTCGTCGCTATCGAAGAGACCCCAAGCCGCTTCGCCCATATTCGACAACATATTTTCCATATTTTCGCGTTTGTCGGCATCTTGTATATTTGTGCGACCGATACGCATTGGCATACCAAAAAGCTCGGCGGCTTCGCTCCATGCGCTTATAACTTCTTTTTTCTTAATAACAAGCGGCGCGGCTTTGTCTAATATACCAAGGTTGCGAGCGTTCCCGATAGGTATTAACCAATTTTTGAACGACCCCGCGTTAAAATCAATTAAATCGTTAGGATTACCCATATTTTTTTTAACGCCGCCCCTTTGTTGTACCACGTACTCGCGCGGTACGACTTCGGCTTCTATAAAAGCCCCGTTTACAATATCGCCAAGTTGCACAAGAGAAAACCCGTACAAATCGGCGTCAACAACGGCGATTTGTACTTCGCGAAACCACTTTTTTGTAAAAAGATCGGTTGCCTCTTGGTCAATTTCGTCGTTTTCGTTATATACCGCGAAAGCATTTGCAAGAGTTTTGAGTCGAAGCGTTTGGGTTAACGCCCATAAATGCGCGTCGATCTCAAGGTCTTTGTATATTCGTATAAGCTCGGTATTGTTAGGCATTATTTCACTTTCGGCGGTCATACGAGCCGCTTGCCAACGGTTAATCGCGGCGGCTTGTCTCGATAGCATTTGCCGCGAGACTTTACCCATTGCCTTTTGAGATTTTTTTCTAAACTCTTTTTGAGCTTCTTTTTTGGCGACAATACGCGCCGTCTCAAGGCGTTGCATTTGATTTGCAACGTTAAAAATACCGTTTGTACCGACGTTATAACCGCCGATTTGTATGCTCTTTGCCATTAGTAGTAATTATTTCGTTTTTTGCGAGACCCCCAAGATATATCAGACCCTCGATTTTCGCCATAATCTCGCCTTGGGAACGCTTTAGGGGCTGTTATGTTAGTGCGAGGGTTTGCGACGTCTTTGAGCCATTTGACCGCGTCGTCGCGTCTTTGTACTCGTATCTCGGGTATATTACGCGGGTTTATACGAGCGTGCAAATGATACAACGCAATATCGACGATATGACCTTGCACGTACTCGCTTATTATTGGGTCGTCAACGTCGAAAATCTTGTCGGTATCATAATCGACCGCAAGGTACGTCGAAGCTTCTTGCACGGCTTTTAATACCGCGCCGTCAAGAGAGCCGCCCGTCTTGAGTATATCGAGATCGTCTTGGTCGATCACTTGCAAAAAATCGCTTTCGATTACGTAAACCATAGTATTAAAAATTTTCGTAAATGTACCGATTTTTTCGGTTTAATATCGCTTTTTAATGACTTTGCGTTGTATGCGAGCCTTTGCAGTACCTTGAGGGCTTTTAAACTTGGTAAACGACTTATCGAAATAAACCGTTAAAAAATAGTCGTTTGCGTCCGTGTTATGCCCGTATTTTTCGTAAGTTACTTTTGTCGTTGGGTCTTTTACGCGCTCTTTGTGCTTTGTACCGTCCGAAGCCGTCTTGAGGTAGTTGTAATCGCCGATCGTTTTGATACAATTGTCGCCGATCGTTATCTCAATATCGTCGAGACCGTCGCCAAAGATACGATTGAGCCAAGCCCCTCTCATTTCGGGGTTTGGGTTGCTAGAAGGTACGCGGCGGGTCGTTGTGTAGTTTCTTGACTGCAAAAAATTCTCGATTAACGTATAAAAGTTTTTACCTTTTTCGAGCTTGGCGTCTTGCTTCTTACTTGTTGCGTCGCCGTAAATGTATATCGGCTGACCGTTATTTGGGTATCTCTCAACGAACTCTTTTAAGGTCTCATTAAGCGTATTACGAGGGTCGACC